CTGCAACCGTAATTGTTTGAGAACCAGAAGTTCCTAATGCAAATGATGTTGTAGAGGTTGTGGAGTACTTATCTCCATCAAGACCAGATGTACCTTGTGCACCAACGGTTCCCTGTGCACCTACTGTGCCTTGAATTCCTTGAGCACCTTCAGTTCCTTGAGAACCTAATGTACCTTGAGAACCAACGGTACCTTGTGCACCAACAGTTCCCTGTGATCCGACAGTACCTTGAGCACCTTCAGTTCCCTGTGCTCCATCAGTACCTTGAGCACCTTGAGCACCAAGAGTTCCTTGGGTGCCTACAGCACCTTGTGCACCAACGGTTCCCTGTGCACCTACTGTGCCTTGGGCTCCATCAGTTCCTTGAGTACCATCAGTTCCTTGGGTACCTTGAGCACCAGTTGTACCTTGGGCTCCAAGTGTTCCTTGAGTTCCTTGGGCTCCAAGTGTTCCTTGAACACCTTGAGTTCCTTGGCTACCAACTGTACCTTGAGTACCATCAGTTCCTTGGGTACCTTGAGCACCAGTTGTACCTTGGGCTCCAAGTGTTCCTTGAGTTCCTTGGCTACCGACTGTACCTTGTACGCCCTGTGCTCCAACGGTACCTTGAGTACCTTGGGCTCCAACGTCACCAGTACGAGCAAATGTAACAAGTACAGAGTCTGCTTCTGAGAATGCACCTGCACCACTGAGGTAGGTCACGTTAATGTTAAAGTAAGTGGCTTCATCAATCATTGAGTTGATTGCGTACATCGCAAATACTGCAGGGTTAGACTTTAAGGAGACCTTTACGTGTCCCTTAATTGTTGATGTTGAATCATCGATTGTCTGCAGGTAGTTTGAGATGTTTGTGTTTGAAGCATCAACATCATCAATAAACATGCGAGTTGCAGTTGCTAGTGCAGCATTGAATCTAACAACGGTATCGCCTGGGTCTGAAACAGATGTGTCAGTGTAGTAGAGGTACTCGACAGTTACACCGCCGAATGATCCATCAGCACCTTCTGTACCTTGAGTACCGTCTGTACCTTGTGTGCCTTGAGAACCTTCAGTTCCTTGAGCACCCAATGTTCCCTGAGTTCCCTGTGAACCTACAGTTCCTTGAGTACCCTGAGCACCGACAGTGCCTTGTGTGCCTTGAGTTCCTTCTGTACCTTGGACTCCCTGTGTTCCTTCGGTTCCCTGTGTGCCTTGGGCACCTTCAGTACCTTGAGAACCTACCGCACCCTGTGTACCAAGAGTACCTTGAGATCCGACAGTACCTTGAGCACCAACAGTTCCTTGGGTTCCATCAGTACCTTGTGTGCCTTGAGAACCAGTTGTACCTTGAGCACCAAGAGTTCCCTGTGTTCCTTGAGAACCTACTGTGCCTTGTACGCCTTGCGCTCCATCAGTACCTTGTGTGCCTTGAGCACCGACATCACCTGTACGAGCAAATGTAAAGAGTACTGCGTCTCCATCAGTAAATGTTCCGTTACCAGATACGTAAGCAACATTTATATCAAACCAGTTTGGTGCTGAATCTGTTAGACCAGAAATTGTGTAGAGTGCAAAGACAGATGTATCAAATTTCTTAGATACTTTTACGTGACCTTTGATAGTTGAAGTTGAGTCATCGATTGTCTGTAAGAAGTTAGAGATATCGTAATTACCATCAGCAGGATTGTCATCCAATGCAATACGTGAAACTAAAGTTAAGTTAGCATTATTTAGACGAGCATTGTTGTCGCCTGGGTCTGCCATTGTAGTAGTGTCGTCATAGTTGTATTCAACTGTAATACCACCAAATGAACCTTCAGCACCTTGTGTACCTTGAATACCATCAAGACCCTGCGCTCCTGCAGTGCCTTGAGTACCTTGCGCTCCTAAAGTTCCTTGTGTGCCCTGTGCACCTTCGGTGCCTTGAGTACCTTGTGAACCTAAAGTTCCTTGAGTACCTTGAGAACCTACTGCACCCTGTGCACCCAAAGTTCCTTGAGTACCTTGAGCACCATTAGAACCATCTAAACCTTGAGCACCAGCAGTTCCTTGTGAACCTACTGTGCCTTGTGAGCCTTCTGCTCCTTGTGAACCTACTGTGCCTTGAGCACCTTCTGCTCCTTGTGTACCAAGTGTTCCTTGTGCACCAAGAGTACCTTGAGTACCTTGTGCGCCAGTAGTTCCTTGGCTACCTTGACTTGCATTAATCCATGCACTGCCATTCCATGTGCGTAGGTATCCTAATACTGTGTCAAAGTAAACTTGACCAACTGCAGGAGATGCTGGCGCAGATGCTAAGTTTTGTATTCTTGCATTTTGTAATTCTAATTTGTTTAAATCAATCGGGGTTAAAAACTTACGTGCCATTTACATTATCTCCTTAAGATAAATACGCTTTGCCTGAGAAGGCTTGGGAGAACGAGACCGTAAGTGAGTTCGAATTAGTATATGTAATTTCGCCTTCGTAGATTGTACCAGCAGAGTCTACAACTGTAACGTTAGGTTTAAACCCTAAATTATGAGGGATTACCCAAGAAGCACTGACTGATCCTTGAGTGTGTTCATATGCTAAAGCCTGTGGTTCTAAAGGATTATCTTGAGAGCCAAAGTCTTGAGTACCAGAGGGTGTAGTTATTAAGATTACATCATTTACTACAATTGGAACAGTAGTTCCTGGTCTTACATACTGACTCATTCTGTTACCTCTTCAGTTTTAAATATTTTTCCTCTAACATATGTTGTTGTTACTCCATCTTTTGTTAATTGAACATCATAATAAGATGTTCTAGGTAACATACGGGTTTGTGTTCCAGTTAACGCCAATTTTAAAGTACGAAGGCCTTCTCCGTCTGCACTACCAACAATTGGAAATGTAATTGTAAAAGTTGTTATAACTCCAGGAATACCCACTCCTAGAATGTCTGCTTTTGCGGTATAGGTATCCACTTCAAAATCAAGCACGATAGTAAACTCATAGGCATCTCCCTCATAGACAAAGAGGTCCTGAGTAATAATTGATACTGGAGTTTCCACATTGCCATAGGTTGGGGTAGGAAGATGAACACGAGTGGCTGCTGATCGATCATCAATTTCTTGTGGCTGAAAGATTGGTACGTAGTGATTAGTAGTTTTAGAAATTCTGCGAAAACTAAAGACATCAATCTTGAACATACCAATACCAAGTTGAGAGCAGAGTTCTTTATATTGTTGTTTTCTAGATTCGATCATCTGCATTAATTGTTGATAACGTTCAGATCTTGGGATTGTTACGCCATCTGGAGCAAAGACGTTAATATCAAAAGCAGCATCATTAGCCAATGCATATAAGGCTAGAGTTGATGCATAAATAATTACGGGATACTCTTCAAGAGTTGGTAAGTTTTGAAGACTTACGCTACGACCGTAGGCATCTGTGTGGAAGGCTGAATGCTCAAGGAAGGCTGTACTTATATAAGTTTGAGTTTCTGCGGTTGTAAAGTACCTAAAGTAATTTCCAGCAACAATAAAATCATCACCATCAGCAGGGACGTCATCACATACAATATACCCAGTTGCTTCTTCAACCTCTACATCTGCAGAGATATCGGTGCCATTCTTAGTTACTATTAAGTTAGCGCCATCAAGAGGAGAGTATGGAATTAAAAATCTATTAGTAGTTCCATCTGCTGTAAAGGTATACACAAAAGACTTGGGTATATCACCAATTTCAGACCGTAATCGATCTGCAAGGCTTGAAATCGTGGCCACGTAACCTCCGTTAAAATTCTATGCCAATCATCTCGTGTAATAGAGATTTATTCAGCGCAAAATAAAAAGGGTCCAACTCCCAACTGGGAGGAGGGCGGGAACCAGTTGAGAGTCGGACTACTAGCGACGGCTAGTATTTAATTTGGCCGCCAAATATATCCGAGTTGCTCTAGATAATCGGCTAATGATCTTGGAACCCTGTACTTAACACCTGCTTTAAAGGTGTAAATATTTCCAACTCCGTAACTCATGTCATCGATGTCGGTAATTGTGCGGATGACTACATAGTCTCCAGCGGTTGAAACTCCAACATTTTCAATTTCATCAAGTACTAATGGAGCATCTGGTTTTTTAGGATCAAAGACATCTTTTTCTAGACTCTCTGTCTCAAGTTGGGTAGCGATAGAAATTTCTTCTTTACGCTTTTTTAATGCTTCCGCATTTTTCTTTGTTGCTTGTTCCGCTGCTTTGCCTGTTGCATCAAGCGGACTTGTTTGTGTGTTTGCCACGGTGTTTATTCTCCTAAGTTAGTTGGTAAGTTAGAGGTTGGGAACCCAGGAAGGAGTAGGACTCCCAAACCCTAACTTTGTTTTAAATATTTTATAGCCCGCTTTAATCGGTCTATATCATCCTCAAATTGTCCTAATCCTGAGTTACACGGATAGCAGAGAAGTCCTCTTACTTTTCCTGTCTCGTGATCATGGTCAATGTGTGGGGTAGAACTAAACTCTTTTAAACAAAGAACACATTTACTTTTTTGCTTAATCAACAACTCTTGATAACTTTGTCGATCCAAACCGTACTTTTTTAGTCTTTGCCAATCTGCGTTAAATTTAGCGCAAATCTTGCAAATTCTTTTTCCTCGCCATAAAGTCGTGTTGCTGTCGTCATACGGATGTCCTTTAGGGCATTCTGTCTTCCGACTATTTGCATACCCTTTTGGAGTACGCCTTTTCTGCATCGTTTCTTTTCTGCAAGTCCTACAAATCCTTTTAGATTCGTAGTAATACGTGTTCTGCTTAGTAAACTCGTGTCCTGCTTTACAATGAGTCTTCATTCTTTGCCTATCACTAGAGGGCTGTTACACCCCCTAGTATAGACTAGTTCTTACAAATTAGTTATTAATTTGTATAAACTTTAACGATAGCCTGATCGGTAATTACGCCAAGACCCCAAATTGCATACCAAGCAAGAGCGTGCTCACGACCGAAGTCAAGAACGCCACCATCACGAAGTTCAACTGGGAGAGAGATTGCGTGACCAAATGCATTGTCACCAATCATGATTGCTTCATAAACTGAAGCACCGTTTCCAGTTGCAGTAGTTAGATAACCTTTTTCAGCAGTGAAATCTGCAGACTCTGGGTTTCCACCACTTCCTGGAGCAGTGTTAGCCTTAACTGGAACTTCAATCTGTGATGCTGGAAGACCAACAGATGTAGAAGTTGTATAAGCAGCGTTTACTGCAAGTTTTTTAACTTGAGTTGTCTCAATGAATACTACGTCGTACAAACGACCAATTTCACCAAGCATGAAGTTACCAGGAGCGGCGTACTTCGTTACTTCAATGAACTCTGGGTTTGAACGGATATCACGAGATTGCGCTGGGCTAATGAACATTACATAAGTCTCACCTAAGCGAGGAATGTTCTTAGAAGCAAGAGTAAGAGCAGCATCCTTCACTGCACCAGTTGATAACTTGTAGTTACCATCTAGGTCAGAGAATTGTGTTGCTACTGTACCTTCGTTGTACCAGTCGTTTACACCTTGTGCTGATGTGCGGTCATAACCGAACACTGCAGAAGTTGCTGCAGACAAAGTATTACGTGCTTGTACATCTAGGTATTGCGCCATTTGACGTCCTAGAAGACGAGATGCTGAAGCCATTACGTCATCAAATGATGCGTTTAATAGTAATTCAGAAACAGCAACAGCATAACCATGCTCTGCTACTGTGATTGCGATTTGCTCTGCAGTTAGTGCGTTTGTAGTCATACGAACGCCTTCTGTCAGAGGAGTTGGATCAACTGCGAAGTTCTTGTAACGAAGGAAGTTCACACGAAGACCAGGTGCTACACCTAGTTCAGTCTTCTTAACTGCGAATTGTTCGAAACGAAGAATTGGCATTGCCTGGAACAAAATCTCTTTCGACCAGATTGTTTGAATTGCTGTGCTAAGGCTTGTATTTGAGCCTGAGTAAGCGGTTGGGGCTCCTGCGAGTTGCCCTGTACCTGTAATTGCACTTGCCATTTAGGTCAAGTCCTTTCCTAGTAGTTGTTTGGGATTAACCGAACAGTCCCTGACCACGATTGCTGGCTGCTGTGCCAAGTAATTTGGCTCTTTGTTTCGCATAATCCGCCAATGACATTTCCCTGATCGAATCAGGTGAGTACGTTTTTTGTTCCGAATCATTATCGAGGGGTCCTGCGGCAGGATTAGTAATTCTTGTTCCTGCCATTTGTTGTCTTGCACTTTGCATTGCTTGTTGAGCAGATGACAAAATTCGAGCAGACTTATCTTTTAACATTGCAATGCTCTGCTCAATCTCATCTGCACTGTTTCCATCAACTAAGTCAAGCAATTCGGGAACAATAGTTTCCCGTTCTTGTTCAACTCTTTGTTGACGATAATTCATAACTTCTTGGAACTTACGTTCCTGATCTAGAAGAGCAATAGCACGTTCTCTTTCAAGACGTTCAGCCTCTATTTGAGCCTGAAATTCTTGCTCCTTCTTTTTTAGGAGTTCTTTAAAAGAAAGTTCAGATTCTTCTTCTTCTTTCTTTTGTGCTTCTTTACGAACATCTTCTTCAGCAATGCGTTTTTCACGCTCTGCTTCTTTAACGGCCTGTTCTTCACGAGCCTTTTTTAAAGATGCAAGTTCTTCTTTCATTTTTTCCATCTGTGGGTATAACTTTGCTTTCTCTTGTTCACGAGCCTTAGCAATGTCATCTGCGCTATACACAGAACCTACCTCACTTGGATTTTCTTGTGCTGGCATTGCGGCCAAAATTTCTGGCGACAATAAATCAGCGGCTTCTACTGTGTTTTCCATAGGGATCACTTATCTTTCTTGGGTCGTTGTCCGAATGCCTTTCGGCGTATCACTGGGTTTAACGAGACAATTTCATTACATTTGAATGCACTTGTCTCGGTAAAATCTGATTTTACATCAGAAATCTATTTAATCTCTGTCTACTGTTCTTCTTTGTGGAATTTTTGTTCCATAAGCCTCAGTAACGAGTTTATTTCTTATCTCTTCTTCAGCCTGAACTGCAATGCTTTTAGTCTCTTGACTCTCTTGATTTAATGGATTTTGATCATCTTGAGGACCCTGCATTCCGTCGCCCATAACATCGCCGTCACCTAACTGTGTTGGCTGCATAGGTATAGCACTACTGCCATCAGGTCCTGGCATCATGCCAGTCATGTCCATAATTTGTTTTTGAATTTGAACTTTTATAAGTTGAAGAGCACCATCAGCCTGTGCATCAGCCATAAGTTCTTGACGAATTTCTAAGAGTTTTTCTTCTGGGAATTCTTCACCTAGTTGACGCAAGGCACCTTCTTTAGACTCTAACCCCATACCTAATTTAGTCTGAATTTCACTTAAAACAATTAACTTATCAAGAGGAAGTGGCTGAGGAAACTGTGCGTAGTTTATGTATGTAACTTGATCATTAGGATCAAGTTGTGGGTATTGACCCTCTTTAATTGGTCCATCTTCATCTGGGTTGTAAATAAAGGTTTGAGGCTCTTTAATTGCAAGAGTCTTCATTACTAATTCGTTAATCTTTTCTAGGCCCTTTCCGTATTGGGCAACTTTTTGAGAGTAACGATTCATTAATGGTTGATATTGAATAGAAAGTGCTACACCAGAGGTGTTTGAGATTGGTTGAACTTGTCCTAATGCAGTTTCTGGAATATTCATTAACTCATGCATTGAACGTTTTAGAAGTTCTAAATACTTTAAGGCTCCGTCAATGCCTTGTGCGCCGCCTTCTAAGTTAAAGACTTGGGCGTCTTTTGGAAGACCGCCCCAAACCTTCTTTGCGCCCTTTTCTAAGTTAGAGGCTTTAGCACCCACGATTACCGTTACAGGCGATGCGTGGTAGTTAATGATGTCTGCAACATCAGTGCTAATTTCGTTATATGCACGGTTTATAGTGATGATATCGTGTGCGTCGGAGAGACCCCACGGTGATCCCGAAACGGGAATATTAGGAATATGAACCACAGGGATTACGCCAAGAGGATTTGGGCGTGAATCAATTAGTTCATCATTTACATACTCTTCAATAATGTCATCAGTAAGAATTTCAGTATAAGTAAATACTTGTCTAGTACCTTCAAGAGATGTTCCCCAAAAACGATATTTTTGTTTAAATCTTAATAGTCTATTTCTATCATGTGGATGAAACTCAGGAAAACAAAAAGATGAGTTCATTGGAAGAACACGAACACGACCAGGATGTAGTAAACCTGCAGAGTCTGTCCAAGGTTCTTCGTATGCAACTTTTACAAAACAATCTCCACTAATGCCACCTTGTTGTCCCATCTCAAGTAGAACACGCATTTTGTCATTATCTACTTCCCAAACACGTTCCAACCTGTCAGGTACAATTGCCTCAGTCGCTTTCGGAGACCTAAAGTGAACCCCACGACCAAAAGTAAAACGAGAAAGATAGTCATTAAACGCCCGATAATAATTAACGGCAATTTGCATTTCTCCTGCTTCACGACGATACCCCCAATGATGTCCTAAATACATCGCCCAGTTTAAGGAATAACGGTTTAATCGAGGACCGTGGACCTCAAACTCTTCATCAGCAAGTTCTACTAAACCCAATGGGGAAATAGAAATAGTTAAATCAGAAGATGCCGCTCTATATGACGGCGGACTAAAGTCCAAAAATGACATTACTTCTTGCCTTTATCTTTTTCTTTTTTAGAGGTCTTTACTTCTTTTTTACTTTCACGTTCTTTACTTTTAGCATTCTCTTGTTTTTTTCTTGCCATGTTTGCACGACGAGACGCTTCAGTTGTTTCAACATATTGACCACCTGCTTGTTGATATTTTTTACTTACCCAAGCACTTGCTCCAGGATTTGGATAGTTAGAATACTTTGCTCGTGCTTGTGCAACAAACATCGCATAAAGTTTTGGGTTAGCAGGCTTACGCATTTACGTCTCCTCCGTAGATGACCAATCTCCGCTCATACCCTATAGCATGAGCGGAGTTAGTTGTTAATAAGTTACTTAGTCGTTTACGACTGTTGGGGACTGACGTTGAGTCCGTCCACCTGAACGAGCAACTGTCTCAATTTGTGCGGCTGAGTAGTCGTTCATTGTTCCATGAGCAAACTCACCAAGAAATGTTGGTGCCTCTGTCCATGCAGCAGAACCTACGTGAGCACGTTCTGCAAGTGTTTCAGCAGCAGGCTTTTGCCATACTGGTGCATTACGATTTGGACGTCCTGCAGCAACTGCAGAACCTTGTTGCATTCCTAATTGAAAATCGTTTGGAATATCGGTATCAGTTGCAACACCTTCTTCAAAACGAAGTGGTCCACGGCGAGTTGCATTGTCTGCACCCTTGCGCTCATAAACCTGTGGTGCACGCTCTGGGAAACGAGGTGCTGGTGAGATTGTCATAATGACTCCTTAAGGATTGATTTGGGAAAGGCCTTTTCCTTGGTAATAGTTTCCACCCTTTTTGATACTTTTTGTTGTCTAACTAGAAAAAAGGATTACTAGAGGCTACCACTTCTGGCATTACTAGGTCCTGAGTTAAAGAGCATGCAATTGATAAAGAGTCTACAAAGTCATCATGTGCGTAAGATTCATCTGGGGCTGCTACAAGGAAATTTGGGCCTTTATATTGTACCTCTGCATCAACCATTTGTTGATAGAACCTCTTCCAAGTTCTTAAGCGCCTAGTTTTTGCATGAGCAGGCCAAGCAATCATTTTTCTTTGAACTAAAGCCTGTAAGTGTTTCCACCTCTTAGATTGTTCAGAGGGGCTAGATGTTAAAGACATAACTTCGGCTCTTGGTAAAAGTAACTTTAATCTTTGTGCAACAGCATCTCCAACACCATTGGCATCTACGCCAACAGCAAGAACATCATAGTTACTTAAAAAGTTTACAATTTGATAATACTGTTCTTCCCAATCATCTCCTTGCATTTCTAACCAATTAAGAATTCGGTGATCAAAATAACCAAACTCATCAGGACGGTCCCAATCAACCCAAACTACTGTAACAACAGTGCTGTCCGTTTTGCGAGCAGGATCAATGCCAACAACAACTGGAGTTTTGTGCCACACCCTAACAAGTTCTTGAGAAGTATCTCCTAAATCATCCATGATTGAAGAGGTAATAAACATTCCTCTTTCTAAAAGCCATTTACAATTGTATGACATCTGGAATTCATCGGACTCTTCACCAACACGTAACATTTCTTTACGAATAAACTTTTCATAGTTTGGATTAAATTTTGCTACATCTTTCCAATCCCATTGAAAATGATTTTGTCTATTTCCTTTTGTTGTTTGACGCCTACGATTGAGTTGAATAGACCTATAAAAATTATTTTTACTTGTAGTTGGAGTTCCTGTTTTAACCATAGTTCCCGCATAGTATGCAAGCATAGGAGAAATAGATTTAGAAACAACAAAGTCATCTGCTTCTTGACACTCATCAATGACAATCAAATGGAATGACTTAGATTCAATTTTTGCACGAGGGTTAGCGGTCATCATTGTTATTGTTGATCCAGACTTTTTTAACTTTATCTGTCGAGTTACACCGCCAACACGAACTGCAGAGTCATCAATTTCAACATCACCCATAATATCTACTGCTCGTTCTGAGGTTAATCTAGTAACAGCACGTCCAAACAATGTCTCAGCCTGAGACTCTGTAGGTGCAAATAATCCAACCCAAACTCCGTCTTTAAATTTTCCTAATAAATCAGGGTATAACTTTGCAAGACGAGGAAGAAGAATCATGAGTGTGGCTACGGTATCCGCAACTGTTTCAGATTTACCCGACTGACGAGAAGCAAGTGCGGTCACTTCTTCACCATCATTAATAATTACAGACTCCATAATACGACGAGCCAATGGCTTTTGATATGCATGAAGATCATGACCAACTAATACTTTTAAAAAGTCCATCATCTTGTCTATTAAAGTATTTACAAAGTTTTGAGACAGTTCATCTAATATATCTTCTACTTGGTCATCAACAGGTTTTTCTTCAGACTGATAGAATTCAGGCGTAATTTCTTCAAACTTATCTTTATCGAATGACATAGTGTCCTTATTAAACAGCGAAACCCACCACTGAGGATGGGTTAACGCCTGACCTGTAAGAGAGTACGACAGTTAATCATAACACGGGGGCAGAGCGTTTTTTTAACTCTTTAGCAATAGCATAAAAAGCCTCTGCACCCATTAAAATTTCATTAAGGTCAGCATCACTCTGCTGCCTTTGCCATATCGTAATATGTTTTCCAATCGTGTACATCGACTGCTCCATCCATGAGACTAAATCTGGAGTAGAGATCTTCGAGACTCGTTTCTCTATCCGACTCTGGGGCTGGTGTCCATCCCGCTTCTTTCGTAAAATCATTATAAGTAACTTCCCGCCTTCCTAATGCAGTACTTAATGCTTCCTCTTCATCTTTCATTCCGCTCCACGCTCCAAACACTAACGCTTTATATTTAGGCAAGCGTACTATAAACGGGGTAGATGTGCGATATGGGGGTTCAATCTCCTGTGTCCAACCACGAACAATAACTTTAAAACCCCATTTAAAAGGAAAGTTAGTTAGTTGTACAAAGTGTTTTGGTCCAATTTTGTGAGCCTTTGGCATTATTTCCTTTTCTTAGGCGGACGTCCTCCATAGTGTAACTGAGCGGCACGAGTAAACTTGTAGAAAGACTTCCTAGCATTAGACGATAGAGTAGAGACATCAGCAGCACCACGAGGTTTGTAATCTAAGAAGGTATAGATGTACTGACCTTTAGAGACTACGGACTTAAATTTTTGCCATTCACCAGGTGTTACTTCGTAGTAATTGTAGAAGGTTCCATCTCTAAACACAACTGTAATAACTTGACGATCACGATCATATCCAGCAGCAACTGTCCGTGGCCTTGCTGGATTAGAAGTACTAGTTGGAACAACTGTTATGGGAGCAGGGGCGTCGGACTCTCCAAATTGAGGTCCCTTTTCACCTGGGACAATTAACTCACCAGTATCATCATCTACATCGTATGACTGACGATACATGGATCTATCAACAAAATTTCCATCTTTGTCTACGTAGTAGACGTCACTATCAATATTGGGGGCTAATGCCTCTCCTGCTAAGTTTGCTACTTTTTTTGTGCCAGTGTAATAACGCATTGTGTCATTGGCTTTAGTTAAGGAAATAAATTCACTAAATTCACCAACAGAACTTGCAGTTGGAAGACCAGCAAATATGCCAGCACCAGGTCCAGTTACTTTAGAAATACCTGCGGTTTGTTTAGAGCCTAAACCGTAAAAGGCTCCAAGTAATTCTTGAGCAGACGGAAGAGCAGCCCGTCGATTACGGGATGCTCCTCCACCTGACACTCTTGCCATTTATTACTTATTAAGAGGCTGCTGCCCAAGGAGTGATTGTTACTGCTGCACCTACAGAGGTGTTGTTTGCTCCTGCTGCAACTGATTGAGCCTTAATAGTTCCTGCAACCGCAGCAACTGTACCAGACAATGCTGCTGCATTGTAAGAAGTTGTTGCAGTTGTTGTTACGTTAATTTGATTTGCGCTTGGAACTGTTGTAACTGTGTAAGTTCCGTTGAAATCAGCGCCAAGGCTTCCAAGAGTTACCTTCTGACCAATAGCGTAGCCGTGACTTGCTACAGCAACTTGAAGGACAGTTGTGCCTGCATCTCGTTGTAGTGCAGTTACTGTCTTTGTAGTATTTGTTGCGGCTGCTGCAGTTGTAGGAACAAGTGAAGCGTCCTTCATTGCGTCAGTTGCAAGTGCTGTGGTCAAACCAATTACGCTTGGTACAAGTACGTAGTCAGTTGGACCTGCTACATCTTCTCCTGCGCTGTTTGCTGTAAATAGTGGATATCCACCCCATCCTGATAAAGCGATGATGTGGTTATCTAGTAGTGGATCAAGACGACCTGGTGTTCCAACTGCACTTACTGCATCTGGACGAACATCGTTTGGTTGCATAGGAAGATTTCCCCACACAAAGTCAATTGCGATTTCACCAGCGGTATCTAAAAGATTACCATTGTTATTCGTAGCCATTTATTTCCTCACAATCATGATTGTCTAAGTCAGTCTCAAGAAGTACTTCTTCGCAAGCCCTGCATTTGAAGAAGCGTGTACTGTCTAATGCTTCGTGTAAGGAATCCGAATGTTGTGGGTCCACTTCCATCTGAGGTTGGGCTAGAACTTCAGGCGGGAACGGTCCTCTAGGACTGTGCGAGTGTAATGGTACGGCATGACCCTGCACTGCGAACTTGCGAATTAACTTCAATTTATTGTTCCGACTTTTTGGCTGCTGCCTTCTTTTTTGGTGCTTCAACAGGTTTTGGTGCTAATGCTTTTA